TACCATACTTATCCCTCATATAGTAATTCATGGCTTCAGCACGAGATTGAACTGTATCTGACTCCAAGTAGCCAATAGCGTTATTGATCTCGTCTGCTACGAGTGCTTTAAGTTCTTCTTGATTCATTCTATACCACCCATGCTGTATTATGTTTTAATGGTTTTGACCATGTTGTATCTGTTTCTACTAATCCTATTGCAAGGTAACGAAAGCTATCAGCGAAGTGTGATGACCAATTATGAACTGGCTTATCATAAAAAACGTTCTGCTTCTCGTTAAATTCTCTTCGGTAGTTCCTTAATGCGACTCTACCATCCTTAGTACCTTCAACATCAAACCAGCATCTAGGCAACATACGTCTAACTGCTTGAATACCGTCTGCAATAGATAGGCTTGGTGCTACTGTAACATCTAATCCTGCTTCCATTAATACTTCTAAACGACTACGACCAGTTGTCATCTCTCTTACCCTCACATCGTGCGGTAGAATTTGATGACCTTTATCATAACCATTATCACGTAACCAACTAACATAGTAATCTAATCCCACTCCATGATTCTCTGTACAGTCTATAAGCTGGATCTCTTTACCAACTACTTGAGCTACCCAGATACAAGTTGAATCAGATACACCCAGATCCCAGCTACAAACAATCTTAGCCAATTTGTCTTTAGGAATTTTAGTAACTCTATTTTGTTCATCTGCTTCATTTAGTAATGCCCCATAATATGATCCCTCTACAGGGGCATCAAAACTACACTCAAATTCTTGAAGAAACTTATCTTCACCCATCTCATTACGTGCGCTTGCTAACTCTACTGGATCAACGATCCCTGTGTCGCTTGACTTAAACTCTAGGAATTTCCATCCCTCTGTTACCATTGCACGTTCTTTGAACTCTCTAAAGTGATTGTTACCTTTAGGTGTACCAATAAACAGGCAGTAGCCCTTTCTATCTGCTAGTGCTGGTCTTATGATCTCGTTCCAAATCTTTGGATCTTGATCGCCAATTTCATCTAGCACTACACCATCAAAGTATTGACCACGTAAGCTATCAGAGTTTTCACTACCGTATAGGCTGATCCTTCTGCCCATGAAGTCTACTCGTAACTCTGCGATGTTTGCAGTACCACCAAGTGATCTGGTGTACTCTACTAAGTAATCCCATGCTACCCTCTTTGCTTGGCTATACGTTGGTGCAATATAAGCATAGCGAGGATTCTTTTGGGTGTTCTGTAATGCAGAATGTACCAGTTGTAAAATAGCTGATACAGTCTTACCCATCCGTCTATGTGCTACAGCAACAACAAAACGATTCTCTCTTATTGCCTTGTGTATCTCTTTCTGTGGCAATCTAGGCTTATAGCCCAAGTTAATTGGTTTACTCGTTGTCATCTATACCTGTGATAACTTGAATAAACAATGGGGCATCAGGATCGCCTGTTACCTTAGTTTCTTGAGCTACCTTACCATCCATACGATCAAAGACTTCTTTAATGGCTGATACGTCACCTTCTTCTGCCTTTGTTACTAAAGCCTCAGTAATTTTTCTAGCCCTTAATGCCTCATCTTGAACTAATATCCTTCTCAGAGTATCGTTCATTATCCTATTGACTTTACTAGAATGTTCATTGCCCTTATTGGACTCTGCTGCCTTTACTCTAGCTGCTGCTAATTGTGCCTCTTTCTGCTCTGTCATGATGTTGTGACTCCTATTGGTTGGTCACCCTTAATTAATATAATTAGTTGTTGCTTTATGTATATTTTATCTATAATATGTATCTGTACTGATTTGGTACATAACTAGGGGTTAAAAATGGTTTCTTTAGATGATGCAATTAGTAAAGCTAAAAGTCTTTCTCAATTGGTAGTTAAAGTATCTTACTTCAATGGATCTATTGAGTATTATGTCCTACCATCGTTACCAGATAAAAATGAGTACATCCCAGATGGTTATGATGGTGATGTACTGCTTGTTGCCGATTTTAGCATAAACAAATGAGTAAATTAATATGATTGAACAATTTTTTATTGCAACAACAGAACTGGTTGCCATGTACCTTATGCAATCTACTAAATATACTGATCGTAAGTATTCATCTATATTTGGTCTACTTGGGCAGCCTTTCTGGTTTTATGCATCCTTCACCCATCAACAATGGGGATCATTCGTTATTGGTTTCTTCTTTACTGCACTATGGCTAAAGAACTTTAAGTATTACTGGCTTAGTCCTAAAATTAAGATCCTTAAGCCTAAAGAGTACCACTTCCTAATCATGGATGCCGTTAATAAGCTACCAAAAGATATTGCGTATAATGACTACGTTGATTACATTGACAGAGTCTTGAAAGAAGCTCTACACATCAAGTAGCTACCTTAGTATTCCTTCATGCCATGTCCAATCAGGCATCAATCCTGTTTTCTGATCAGCAAATATAGTATTCTCTGTGTTTGCTGTTCTATTTCTGTCACCGTACTTACCAAAGTTTAACCATGAGTTTTGTCCTCTAGTTTCACTTGTTGCAGCAGGTAATGCCTGTGGGCTATACATCTTTGCATGGGATTGATAGGCATTCTCTTCACCACCAGCCCTAAACCCTACACCGTGCTTAGAGTGACCAAATACATCATGCACGGCACGGAATAGATCGTTTGCCATTACATCCTGACCACCCCACTTCTCACCTGTTCTCATTAGCAACGGGTTTGCTGCACTTGCTGCATTCTCTGTGCCAAATCCTGATGCAGTAGGAAACACGAACATATGCTTGTTGGTAACAATGTCATTGATAGCATTTCTTGGGTTGCCGTATAGATCCTTTCCCTCTGGCATAAATTCAAAGTTATAGCCAGCCTTTCTTAGAGCTTCATACTGCGCCTGAGTTTCATTAACTAATGCATCGTATGCTGCCTTTACGTTCTTGTCTGCTGGGTTGTCCTTCATTACCTGATAGGCTGCTGCAATTCTTTTTGCTCGTATTGGATCTACTGATGCGTATTGAGTCTGCGCCTTGTAAGGCAGACCACGATCTGCTGCATACTGACTAGCAATATCAACTATGCGCTGGTCTGTACCAAACGACTCTAGCTTACCGCCACCAACATCAATTAGTTTTGGCATACCCTCTAGTGGCTTACCTAAGAATTTTATTGGGGGATTCATAGCCAACGTCTTTCCCCCAGCCATCCCAGTAGTTGGTGCAGCAAATCCACCACCCATTAGATTTAGCCCTACGTTCATGGCTTCCTGTACACCCTGTGGCGAGTCTGGATTAATCTCACCACGATAGGCTCTCATGGGGGCAGTTATAGCGTCTAATAAACCTTGAGCAACAGTAGGCATACCAAAAGAAACTTCTTTGGTCTTGATGTCTTTCTTAAATGGCAGTAAGTTGCCACGTATGTATTTTTCTTCGTCTAGTAAGCCAGCCATATGATTCTCAATGCTATGTTGTATTAAATTTATATGCTATAATGATATCTCATAGGAGAATATTATGAATGATAATAAAGTTCAAAAAGAGAAAGTAATGTTTTTAATCTATAGAGCTATTGAATCAGAAAAACAAAATGATGAACCGTTAAAGTTAGAAACGGAGCAGTATGTTGATATGATCAATAACAAATTAAATGCTCTTTTACCTTCCGATTAACCCATTCTGAAATGCTTGTTCATACTTAGGCATAATAGAGTCTAGCCATTGTTGGTTAAATACCTGAGTTGGTTGAGATAGCTCTAAAGAATAAGCATCACCAGAAACTGGAGTATTTTTTGCTCGTCTGCTTGCTATGAAATCAGGAAACCAATCAGAAGCAGGTAACTGTACACCAGCTTGTCCATGTAAGTTACCACCCATTGCAACAGGATAAGTGGTATGAGGTATTTTTGGGTTTGTGATAATTAGATTGTTTGGATCAACTTTTCCAATCCTATAACCAGAGTAGCCATTAGGTGTATCTAGTAAGTTTGGATCTGTAATTGCTTTTCTTGTTGCTGATATATCAGGAAACCCAGCCTTTTGATATTGTTCAAGCTCTACAATATCATGAAAATTATGGCGCAATTCACCCGTTTTATGTAATTGAGCTATTGCATCTGGGTGATCTATCCCTAGCCATTCTGGTCTACGTTTTCTTAAATCAGCATCAAATGATTTTTTTGTTTTGTTTGTTATTTTACCTGACTTCATTTGCTCAATTAGAGCATCTGTCATCATGGTATTATAATCAGTAGCAGCATGATCTGCTGTAGTTCCAATTAGATATACATCATTACCTTCATTAGCAATTGGTCTTATTTTGTTTGCGTAGGATGATACCCTACCCTTATTTGATGACCAGACTATGTTGTTTGGATCTTGGTAATCCATAAATCTAAAACCACCCTCAAGTGGTACAGGCTCATGTAATTTAGTTCCATTTATTTCATGCAACAATCCAATGCCAGATCTATCACCTTTAGCAACAACACCAACACCACCATAAACTGACTCTGGTGTGATTATTTTTGGGGTTGTTATATTTTCTATTGGGGTTACTACTGATGTCATTTCATTGAAGGGGGTTTTCAGCTTCTTTTTGTTACCTACTGGATGCCAGTAACCTAATGCATTAGCTTCTTCAGCAGACATTCGTTTACCTACGTTTTTTATTACACCACCCATTACTGGATTCGCATCTAATGCCAAATTCTTAGCATCTTCTAAGTTCATTCCCTGTACATTCTTCATGTAATCAGGATTAAATATATTCTTTACGTCTGTATAGGCTGTGTTTAATGATTGTTGTGGAGTGTTTAATAGGTTACTCAACATTCCTTGAGAATATTGTCTTTTGACTGCATCAGTTAAATTATCTAATAATCCAGCCATATAGTTACCAATGATGTATTGCGTTTAAAATAAGTGTAATGTTAGCCGTTACAGCTAGAAGCATAACGAACCAATGATCATTCATTTCTTAGGTGGCTTTTTGCCTTTAGGTTTACAAGCCATTACACTAACTCAGTTACGCATAGAGTTGATGCAGCTACTGTGGCATCTTTAATGTAAGCCATCTTGTCACTGGCATTAACTTTAAATATTGATGTGCTATTGTTGGAAATCATAGTGCTTGTAGTGATAGAAGCTGTTGGATTAGTACCAAATGCAATATGACAATGACCTAAAGAACATGATACACGCACTAAAGTAGTGTTTGAACCAAATGCAGTTGATTGTGCAGTTGTATTGCCTACAGTAAATACTTGTGATGTGGATGGGCTGTATGCATCTACGACATTACCACCTTGATCTCTTGCGACTATACTCATGATTATTTACCCTTCATTTTGTTACCTTCGCTGAGTGCGATGGCAATTGCTTGTTTACGTGACTTAACGACTTTACCACCCTTGCCAGAGTGAAGCTCTTTATCTTTATACTCACCCATTACTTTACCAATCTTTTCTGCAATTTTATCCATGTTACGCATAATTAATCCTCAATTGGATTTTCAAAGTCTTTACGTTCCCATGCGCTGCATAGACGTGAAGTGTGGCATATAAAGTCTAGTTTATGGCAGTAGCCACGTTGCACTTGACCATCGTACAGATCAAACTTGTTTAGGGGTATGGCTTCCATAGCCTCAAACATTTCTGGGGTATTGTCGTAGTATTCGCAGTTAGCACATCTTTGACGTTTTACTTCTGCTGGTGTGATACGAAACATCTTAGCCATTTTTGCCCAATACTCAGTATTAGGCAGATCTGGATTAACTGCTCCGAGAGAATAGTTATCAATGGCATTCTTGGTATTACTAGAGATTTCTTTGGCAGAGCCAATAGTAGTCTTTGTATCTAGTAAACCTTTATCCATCATCATTTTCATAACTATCCTTAGAATAAGGTGCTTCTCATACCATCAGTAGCACGGACTGTTGCCAATCTTCGTCAAGGGGCTTAAGGTATATCATGTGCAGTTGCCACCACACTAGAATAAAAAAGTAAGGTAATTATGCTTTTACCCTACTATAAACTGTTGTGCTAATATAACATAATTAGATGCCTTTATCAATATAGCTTTTAATATGATTGCTTTCAATTTTTGTTCTTTCAAAATTTATTTTTTGAAGTCTTACAAGTTCAGCATTAGCATAATAGATTATTTTCTTAATGCCACGTAGTTCATCCGAGTGAGATGATTGACCATAGCGATAACACTCACGGAATATTTCACCGACCTGTGCATTCATGTTCTTGTAGCTAATTAGATCCTGTAGCTCACTACACCCTTCTGGTAGCTCATAATAAGATGCCGTTGATCCATCGCTACGTTCTGTGCTTGCATTAAACGGTATTAACATTACCAATCACTCCCTGACATAGTTGATCCACTTACATGATTTTTAGGTGACTTCATTGCTAACCTATCTAAGTGACGTTGTTGATTATACTTTTCCTTAAGGTCTGACCTATCAAAATTAATTACCCTAGCACCCTTAATTGTTGGCTCTTCTGCTTCCATAGCAATACCAGTTGAGTCAAATTTAAGTTTCTGGATTTGACCTCTACCCATTGGCTTAAGGTCTGAATCTTTAAAATCTTTTATGGTTACATAAATATATTTATCTTTAGCGTTTACCTTCAAATTTTGTACTGTCTTTTGAATGAAACCTTCCTGCACTAGCGTATCTGATACATGGCGAACTGATCCGCTATTTGACTTAGGATAGTTAGCAAACATCTCTGAGATGGTGCGAGGTGTCTTGCAAAACTCACAATAAGATTTGTACCGTGCTAATCTTACATAGTCATTGGCAGTTGGCTCACGCTTTACTGTTTGCTTGAATACCACATAAGCCATACCTGCTGCTTCTGGTGAGTCATACAATCCAATTTGCTGGATCTTTCCATTTACCCTACATTGAGCAATCCATTTCTTTTTTGTTGTTGCAAAATAAATACCGTTACTGCTCATAATAAACCTTTCAATTTTTCTAGTAACTCTAACTCTGTGCCAAAATTGGCTTCAAATGCTAACCTTCCTGCATGAATTGCTACACCGTGACCACCATTTCTGTGGTGTGAAGGGCATAGTGGTATAACATCCTTACTCTTCATTCCTAGACCTGCTCCTGTTCGCAGGTGATGTATCTCTGCTGGCATACGACATATGATGCACCCTAACTCTGCTACACGATTAAAGTATTGCTTCTCTGCCTTTGACATTTATCTTCTCTGAAATTGATTGCTCTAGTTTCTTTAACTTTGATTCTGATATTTGATATGTTGGTGTCAAGTTATCAATACCATCAAAATTTCCATTGGGTGAAATATCTTTTAGACTTTTCTTATATCCATCAGATATTATTGCTACCTTTGTTTTTGCATAACAAACAGTCATCATGGCTTGAGCTAGGTAGATAACTTCAATTGAACTAATCTTGCTCATTGAATGCAAATCCTATGCTACCTGCCCATAACTCAATATTGTTTTGGTAATGAGCCATTTCAACAGTATTAAGTTTAGTTGTACTTTTTACTACCTCAATTAACTCGCCATTTACCTCACGCTGGCTACGCAGAAACTTATATCCCATAAGCTCATGTACACCATCTGGTGATTCGCCAATATACTCGCCAAGTGCTGTATATAGCTTCCATAGCCTTGCATTCTGATCAAGTGTACGTTTGCTTTGCTTTTGTAATACATTGCATACATAGCCTACAGATAGATCCAAAGATTGAATCTTTGCAAATAGGTAAGGCAGATTGCTATTGCTCAAGTTGAAGTTTTTAATTTCCATCAGTAAATGTAGCCTTAATTAAAACATTAATGTAAGCAGGGATCTTGAACTTTCCAGACTCATATTTTGCAATGCTATCCCTAGTTCTAAATAACCGTGCGCCAAATTCTTTCTGTGACATATTTAAATTTCTTCGTAACTCTTTAAGCTCTTCGTGCGTCATGTGATTATCCTTAGTTGATGATAGAATTATTATAGTCTACTCTTTATACATCCGTCAATACACTTTCTGCTTTTACTTTAGCTTCAGCTAGTGTTTTAAAGTTATCAATACTTTTGTTTCCATGAGTTAATCCATACTGGACATTTTCCCTAGAAAAAAACTTGGCGATGATAAACTCACCTGATCTCATGTGATATTTATTTACCTTAAGCCAATCCATAGTTCTCACCAAGAATACTCTTGGCAGCCTCTATTGATCCCTCTGGAAAGTTTTGTGGTGTATCAAGTATTCTCTTAGCCCATTGATGAAAGTCTGTTTTAGGCTTCAACTTCTCAGAGATAAACCTATTTAACTTATCAACATTTTCTTTGTTCTCTGCATAGCTTACAGGGGCAGGTAGCGCATGATATTCAGATTCACGAGGCTTACATAGCTGAACTATGTCTGCTGGCTGTGGTAGCTTGTTAGGTGTATCTGTCCACTTATCAAATGCACGACCTACCGCACTAAACTCAAATCTTTCTAGCTTATGCCACCAGATCCTTAACATCTCTTGCTCTGGTAAAGGTTTACCATAAATACTAAATACAGCATTAATCATTTCTTTAAATGCTTTTTTGTCTGAATCAATCATGTGTTCTTCTCCCTTAATTGTCTACGTCTTTGTCCTGTTGATTTGTTATTACGAACGGCTGTCATCCATAACTTACCATCCTCTAGGATAAAAACTGTGTCGTG